TCGAACGCCCAATAGGATTGTGTCGGCATCAAAATTCTCAACATCTGCCCAAGTGCCGTTGTCCTGTCGCCACAATTCTACGACGCCGCGAGTATCAACGTCAGGATTAATGGCAACCTGTTGCCAGTTGTTTCCATCAGAGGTTACGTAGATAGTCATATCTACCGGCGCGGACCATGAGCGCTCAAATACAATACGAATCTTATTGGCGCGAACGCTATTCTCATAGACGACATAGGGCTTAACCTGCGTAATTGCATAGCCGGTGCCGGTCAGCACGTTGGCAGAAATAGCATCGCTGGCCCAATACTTGTAGATAGAATCTTCTGTTACTGTACGGTAATGGATTGTCTCGTCGTAATTCTTTGTGCGTCCCTTACCAGCCCGCGCCTTTGGAAGCCCTGAGGTTGGCCTTAAAGTCTTTGTGATACTCTCAATTGGGAATAGCGTTGGGTCGTCGCCGGGGTCAGTACCTAGATTTCCCACGGTGGCTACAGGCGTATGGCGGTTATGATTCCACTCAGCAATGACCAGGGGCTCGCTCTTTAGCGATAGCCCCTCGTCTAATGCTGTTTGCAACTCGGCGGTTATTTCCTGCATTATACCTCTTCTAGAGTAAGATTAACTGTGTAGAGGTCATACAACCCACGCTTATTCAGCGTCTTACTAAATGACTCAATCATAACAGTGATACTCTCATCCCGGCCTGTGGCGTAGGTAAGATTTAATGTAATCGGACCATAGGTTGCATAGTAGAATGTTTCTAAGTCATCTGCACCCCACAGTTTATCTACTGTTTGATTTGCAGCGCCCGGAACGCCGTCCCACTGTATTGTGAAGGTACGCTTGTCCGCGACAACATACTTTCTCATTGTGCCGTCTGCCATTCGCTGCTTATTCTCAATGCGCTCAGTATCAATTTGAAGTGGACCTCGATTATGGTCGGTCAGGCCATGACCGCCCAATTGCATTAATCTAGGCTTTGCTAATGTAACCATTATTCACCAATTTTCCTTGACAATCCTCGCGCACTTTCACGCTTCTGAATTTCTGTCATAACCTTTCGAGCAATCAATTCTGGTGAGGCGTTTGTGTCTGCAACTTCTACCTTAATAGTATACTCGTTTCCACCCGGTCTGTCCACTGAGGCTCTTTTAACTGCTTGCCATTGTTCATTTGTCAAAACTGCCTCTGGCTTCTTTGTAGCGTTAAATGCTGCGGTAATTCCAGGCTTCAACCAGCCACCCGCGTCATACGCGAATTGCTTGTAAATGTTTTCAGCCTGGTCCAAACGCCATGGAGCATCTGGATTAAGTGGTCGTTCATAATACTTCAAGAATGCTTCGGCAGCCGCGCGTGGACTTGTGGCAGCCCTTAACATTTGTCCGGCATATCCTTCTGGCGATGGACCCTTGCCTGACAACTGCGCTGCCAAAGCCTGAATTTCAGTAGCAATTGACGGTGGGCGTCCACCCAAGTAATTAAGCAACTTAGAGCCTGGGGTCCACTGTACTAGACCATATCCTCCACCGCCTGCATCAGCAGGATTCATAGAGGTTCCGCCACCCTGAATAATGAACGGGTTGAATCCAGATTCAGACTGCATATTGCCCATAACACCTGCTGCCTGGGCAGCAGACATTCCAACGGCCCGCAAATTATTCCAAATTGCTCGGACGCCTGCACCACCTACAGAGGCTCCACTAAATCCGCCTCCGCGGCCACGGCCTCCTGCACCGGATGAACCAAAGATGGTGTCGCCTCCACGACTTCCCCAATACTCATTAGCCCGGACAGCGGCATTACCAATTAGGAATTCCATGGCGTTAACAATCTTCATTACCGCCGGGGCTGCCATTGCGCCCACGGCCTCTCCTACTGGACCCCCGTCGTGCATCTTAGGTAGAATTCCTCGGTTGATAGAATCCATCACATGATGACCATACTTTTCAACCGAATCCTTATTGATAACCCATTCTCCATCTTGAAGGACACGATGAGTTTCATCCGGCCTTAATCCAGCAAATCGCTGAGTTGCAGAAATTCGGCCTCCTTCGTGGGAAGTCATATTCTTGTAGTTATCAATTGACATACCCGGTGGCAAATCAACCGCTCCACCACGAATGTTTGCACTACCCGTGCTGTGCGTCTGAACCTTTTCCTTAGGAGCCTTTCCAGTAATCAAATATCTCATAAAGTCGTGCCATGACATACCTAGAGCCGCGTCAGAGATACGAGAAGAAATGTTGTGTCCCAACTTCTCCCAAATCTTATCCTGTAGAACAGAATTCGCGGCCTGGTGCATACCTCGGGACCACCCCTGCTGCACAATGTAATTCCATTGGTCAGAGCCTTGAGTAACAGCGTCACCATATTTATCAAGCATTCCGTTCAACTTATTGAACATATCGTTATACTGCTTCTCGTTTGTTACAGCATACTTAGCCTGGTCCTGCAATTTCTGATTAAGAACCATGCGCTCATAGGCTCGGTCCTTATCATACGCACGCTTCCGTGCGTCATATTCATCATTAATTGCCTTTTCTGCTGCCGCCTTTTGGTCATTCAAAACCTTAAGTCGATGATTCTTCTCCCGGTCCAATTCCTTTAGACGCTTCTGTCGAGCCTTATCAGCAGCCTGAGCGTTTCCATTCGCGGCTGCGTTGGCCTCTTCTAGAGTTGCTTGCGCGTCCGCTGCGACTCCCGATGCGGAAACGCGAGCAGCCTCGTCTAGATTACCACTGGCAATCGCGACGTTGTAATCAATTGTAGTTTGCTGTTGCTCAGCCTGCAACTGTAAGCGACGTTGCTCAGCATCGAAAATCTTCTGTCGTAGTTCCTCTGCCTTTTGTTCAGCATTTGCCCGATGATTGACAGCCTTGATTTCTTCGTTAATCTGGTGAAGTCTGGCATCGCCATATTTCTTTCCACCCTTAATCAACTTATCGTAATGGTCGTTGCTCTTTTTAACAGCCTTAGCCTGCTGAGCATCTAGACTACGCTCGGCTGCGGCAGTTTGGTCATCATAATTCTGCAAGCCGAAATCAATGAACTGACTAATACTATCTTGAATATTAGAGGTCATTGCAGAGCCTACATCTTGTGCGGCATTCTGCAAAATCTTTATCTTTCGGGCAGCCTCTTGAGCCTTCTTGCCCATAGTATCTGTAGAATTTCCTAGGCCCTCGGCTGCGGCGTCGGCAGACATCGCTGTATTACCAAAGAACGCAATTGCAGCGGCAGCATTAGTTTCGCCCTTACCGAACGAACCAAGTAGATTTGTAGTATTCAAAAGTGCTCCACCAAAGCCTACAGACTCTCGCTTGATGTTGATGAGATTCTTAATTAACTTCTCAGAAGGGCCACTTAAGTCAGAACTATCAATAGCCTCCTGCAATTTCTTTAGTGGCATACTGGCAAGTTGGTCGATGTACTTATCAATATTTCCACCGGCCATATCTGCGCCAAGTTTGCTCCAATCTTCATCGCCTGTCAAGCCCAATGCCTTAGCCAAGAACTGCTGCAAACTACGGCTGCCTTGCCAGCCAGCCTGAGTACCATTAGCGCCAGGCTTGAAATAATCCTTGGCAGCCTTAACCGCATCATCCCGAATACCAGATAGGTAAGTCTGGACTTTCTTTAATTCTCGATTGCGGTCCTCTGGCTTCAACTGCAAAATGTTATCAATAAACGCCTTAGAGGTATCTGTTGACTCCTGATAAAGTGTAGAAGGATGAATTCGGAAGTCTGACAACGACTTATTCATTGCATCTTCGAATTGCTTCCGGGCGTTATCCGCAGCCTCTTCTAGATTACCAAATGTAACGTCGCCAACGTATACTCGCAAATCCTGACGCTTAATAGCAGCCAACATTGTACGAACAGCATCTTCAATTTGTCCACGGTCAGCACCATGAAGTTGCATAACAGCAACCTGATTCTGAATGAATTCCTTAACCTTCTGTTCGTCATCTGCAATAGCCTTAAGAGCATCAAACGCGACTTGATGGCGCTTCTTCCAAGTATTTGCCCACTGAGTTTCTTGGTCGGTAGTAGCCTTCTTTTCCTTCGTGATATATCCAGAAAGGTCGAGGCTGCTCTGCTTCCAAGTTGCTCCGATTACATCGCCAAGGCCCTTTGCACTATCAGCCAAAGCAGCGTTTTGCTTAATTAATTCTGCATTTTTCTTAGCAACGTCGCTCTGGTGATGCTTCCAGATTTCATATCCGGCAAATGCTCCAACACCGATAAGTCCTACTCCACCGGCAATTGCAGCGCCCATACCAAGTCCGGCTGCGCCAGCGGCCAAGCCTTCCTCGCCTGCGGCAGCGCCGCCGCCAAGGCCAAGAATCTTTCCAATTACACTTCCGCCCTTTTGACCAACGACACCCTGAATTCCACCGACTGCTCTAGCAGCAGCGGCTTCACCAATTACTTTCTTTAGCCCAGCGCCTAGCAAATTAACCAATGGCAAAACCATCAGTAGGCTTGTGCCTATATCGACAATCTTGCCACCAATTCCATCAAAGTGCTGGCGCAACAAGGCCACACTAATTCCAATAGCAGCGACAATTCCAAGTGACTTACCTAGGAATCCAGTCCAGTTTCGTGTTGCTGTACCTGCGGCTGCGGCCTCTTCGCCCGCGCCTGCAAGAGCCTTTTCTGTATCCTGTGCGGTCTTGGCAGTATTTGGAGGAATGATTGGAACAATGCCAGCGGCGGCTGCTCCACCTTTCTTCAACTTTCTGTTATTTGCGAGGGCCTCGGCTTCGGCAACCTTAATCCAATTGGCAGCCATTTGCTGCAATAGGACATTAGTGGTTTCAATGGCGCTCTGCTGAGCCTCCATAACTCCGATAGAGTTCTTTCCTGCCAACTCTGCAAGAATTTCTTCCTTCGTCATTGTCTTCCACTTATTTGAAAGACCGGCTAGGAATACTCCCATTCGAATTACCTGTGCGGCAAGGTTTGTAAACAAACCAATAAGCATAACAATAGGTCCAACAATTGCTCCACTAATAGCAAAAGCAGCAAAGGCGAACTTAACTGGTCCCGGCAATCCTGTGAACGCCTTAACCAACTGACTAACAATCTTTAGAATAGTTCCACCGACAACAAGAAATGGGTGTCCAGCCTGAGCCAAATCCGCTTGAAGAGTTGCCCAAGTTCTTTTAATCTTATAGGCAGCAGTATTTGTTCGCTGCTCCTGTTCTCGGGCACTTACGGCGGCGGCTTCTGAGGCAGACATTCCCATGGCGGCAATTGCCTTTTGTACCTGGCCACTCATGGCTCCGGTACGAAGACCCAACTGGTCCAACATGGCAGTAATTCGAGGGTCTTGGAACTTACCAAACATGGTAACGATTGCTTCCTGCTGCTGCGTAGAAGTCAAATCCTTCATCTGCAAGGCTAGGTCACGGAAAACTCCCAAGATTGGAAGTGATTCTCCCTTATGTCGCTCGAAGATACCATCAATATTAATTCCCAATGAAGAGAGCGTTTCTTTGGCTGTATTAGATGGGTGAATAATAGAGGTTAATCCTCGGCTAATTGCGATACCACCCTGTTCGGCAGTAATACCGGCAGCCTTCATAGAAGTAAGCAAGACGTTCATATCGCCAATATTTCCGCCAAGTTGTGCGACAACCGGAGCAACCCTAGGAATACCAGCAATCATATCCTGCATGGTTAGAACAGTCTGGTTTTCAACCGCGTTCATGTGGTTGAATGCGTCTGTCAACTGATTAGCCGTTAAGTGGAAAGCCTGCATAACAGAGATGGTGGTCTTGAAGGCTTGCTCGCGGTCTACTTCACCCAAAACCATAATCTTTGTAGTTTGCTTAGTGATGTCCTGCAAGTCCTGGCCGGTCTTTCCAGCGGCAGCAAACGAGGCTGCCAAATCAATTGTATCCTTGGCGGTTACGCCCCAAGTAGCGGCCATTTCCTTAGCCGTAGTCATGGTTTCCTTGCTAACGTCATTTAATTGCTGTTGACTAGTAGCGGTAGTTCCATAAACAGCCTTAAGGTGACCCAATGAATTATCAACGTCAAAGGCTAACTTACCCATCGCCGCGCCTGCTGCGACTACTGGAAGGGTAAGTCCAACGGTCAACTGACGACCACCCCACTGCATATTCTTACCCCAATTAAGCATGTGGTTAGAACCGCTTCGAAGCATATCATTAAATACTCCGAGTTTTGCGGAAGTGCGGTCTACGTCAGCAGACAGGCCCCGTGCTGTGAGGGCATAGGCTTTGCCGCCACCCGTAGGTGACGGCACAATCATAGAATTCTTTAGGCGAAGTTGTTCATCAGCAATAGCAGAAATAGCATTCTTCAAACCACCAGAGCGGTACATTTGAAGCATCTTTCCAAATGTCATTTCCTGCTTGACAATTTGGTCTGTTAACTGACTGGTAGAACTTCGGAGGCGCACATTATGTACGTCCCACTGGCCCATTGCACCAATCATTCCCATGGTGCTTTGAGTTATCTTATCAAGGCGCTTGTTAAGAGCAGTTCCGGCCTGAGCGGCTGCCATAGGCATCCTGTTAAGCGCGACATTGACTTCCTCAATGCCCGCTAGTAATGCCTTAAAGTCACCGATAGCGGTGAACTGAACTCTAACGTTTTGTATCTTTTACGCCTCCCTATACTTCTATATAACCCAATCCGTGCCCAATTCCGAACCCGTGCTTCTCTGCGAGAGAGCCCCTTAGTCCGGTTATGTCATTTGTGGCTTCGGTGAGATTCAATTCTCGAATATCAACCATTCCACTTTCTTCGTCAAGATTGATGCCCTTTAGTGCGGCAGCGAACTTTCGGTTTTGGTGGTCCTTTTCTCCAATTGCCTCAGCAATTTTGAAGAGTTCCTCCAATGTGAGAGTATTTTCTAAATGAGCAAAATTCTCCCAGCGACCCAAAAGCATGACCTCGGCTTCAAGAGTTACGAGGTCTAGGTCGTCCCAACTAGTCCCGCCGCTGTCGGGTTTGGGTCATTCAACTTGACTCCACCAGCCACTTCGAGAATCTTATGAAGTGTTGGCATATCCAAAATGTCTTCCAACTTTTCACGGTCTTCTGCCAAATCTGGACGGTTTTTTGCTATAGCAATGACGGCTGCATCGAATAGTACATCGACAGCATCCGCCTCATCTTCAATATCGTTCATTTTCGTAATTACTGCCATGAACTTTCGTAGCCGATTAATAGTTAGCGGCTTTACCTCTACTTCGCTTTCATCTTGCAGCGTAA